CGTACCATCAGGAAACCTTGATGTCCTTGATGTGAAATGCCAGATAACAGATTTACTTGTCATTATAAACTTATAGTCTTCCATCTGCATTCTCATAAATAAATCTTTATCTTCCCAATACATTGGTTCAAACCTCGGGTCATTACCACCGATAGCTATTTGGTCTTCAACCCTACACAAGTATCCAGCTCCACCAGCTTTTCTTACTCGTACATCATTGTCTTCTGAAAACTCAGTAGCCCAATCATCAAAATATTTGTGTTCAAAATCATCCTCGTGGACACCAAATTGTTCAAATGGAACGAATATCGTACCAGGTCTATAAGATGGATCATTTGGAAATATATTTGGTTGAACCCTAAATGATGAAGCAATCAATCTCTCGCCTGGTTTTACATCATCGTATAGTTTTAACAACTCAATGTCTTGATTAGGTCCTAACCAAAAGTCTGAATGTAATATATTGACAAACTCTGTCTTTACCTTACTCACACAATAATCAATACCACCACCGATACCTCGTTGATTTTCTCTATCCCCATCATTTTCTATATGATAATCTAATTTAAGTTTGTCAGCGTTTTTTGCTAACCATTCGTTTGTTCCATCCGTACAATTCTCAGCAAAGATAAAGATAGGCATATCATTATAATAACAATTTTGTCTAATCGATGTAATAGTTAGTTTTAAAAACGGTAAGTTATTATAAGTTGGGATTACTGATGTTATTTTATGCATTCTCTACACCACTCATGTTAGAAAAAAAGTTATACCAATACATACAGACATTTTCATATGAGTACATCTCTACTACTTTCTGTCTAGCATTATCTATAATATACTGATAATCTTTGTAATTGTCAAGAACTTTTTCTAAAGTTTCATTTAAATCTGACCAATCTGATTTCACTGGCACATAAGTTTTCATCGGTTTAAAGAAATCTGGCTCTGTTATAACTTTACTCATATCTGGTTTAACTAACAAACACCCCCATTGAATTAACTCCAAGTCTCTGTAACATAATTCTCCCATTCCAAATGGTGATAATCCTACCCTTGACTTTTTCATCATGTCTATAAATTGTTGTGGTGTAGATTGACCTTTGACTAGATTATATTTATCATCTAGTTTCTCTAACTCTTTCCAAGCTCCATTTCTATGATTAGTATATAGAACATCACTTCTAACTTCATGATCCATATTACCATTGTTTAAAATACCTTGATAAATAGCACAAACATCTACAAATCTATCTTTATCACTAACCTGCATTTGCTGTAACTGAGGCCAGTTGTGAGCAACATTATATCCGGTAAGTTTTATTCTATCATACACATCGTTTGGTATGTCGTAACCTTTATCCAAGAGACTACCTGTTCCGAAGAACCATTTATTCAATGTCGTTTTTTCTTTGTAGTCTTCTTGAGATAATAATTGTTTCTTAAACAAGTATTTAGCATTTGACTCTACAAATACTTCGTAAGCCCCCATAATTGATGTAGAATCACCACCATGAAACAGAAAATAATCACCTGACTTTTTGGATAGATTTTCTAATCCCCAATCAATACTCTCTTGTAACGGAAGAGATAACTTTAAAAACTGATTAGCATCTACAAACTCGTAGTCATAATCATCGGAATCGGTTATGTCTATGCTATAGTCTCTTAACATGTCTCTCGCAACAATAAGACCACTAAAACATTTAATGTTTTGGTTATCGGATAACTTTATTTTTATCAAGATAATAATCCTACATCTTTGGTAACCATTCGTCTTACCATTTCTTCAAAAGAAGTTTTGGGTTTCCAACCTAAAACCTCACGAGCTTTAGTAGAATCACCACATAACACATCAATCTCAGCAGGTCTCATGAACCTCTCATCTTGTACTACATAGTTACTCCAATCATCTATACCAACACAATTAAAAGCGACATCTAAAAAGTCTCTGATACTATGTGATACTCCAGTAGCTATTACGAAGTCTTCAGGTTTATCTTGTTGTAACATCAACCACATACATTCGACATAATCAGGTGAATAACCCCAATCTCTCTTAGAATCTAAGTTACCTAACCTTATGTGGTCTTCATATCCTAAGTGCACTTTAGCAACACCATCAGTAATCTTACGAGTTACAAATTCTATACCTCGTCTTTCTGATTCGTGGTTAAATAAAATACCACTAACATTAAACATATCGTAAGACTCTCTGTAGTTCTTTGTCATCCAATGAGCATATAGTTTAGCAACTCCATATGGTGAACGAGGATAGAAAGGTGTGTTTTCATTTGCTGGATTCTCTACCATCTTACCAAACATTTCGGATGTAGACGCCTGATAAAACTTTATGTCCTTACCATACTCTCTAATAGCTTCTAACATTCTTAAACAACCCATACCAGTAACATCACTTGTTTGTTCGGGTGTGTTCCAACTTTCTCCAACGAAAGATTGTGCTCCTAAGTTATAGACCTCATCAGGATCGGATTCCCTTAGACATCTAACCAATGAGTTTTGGTCTGTCAAATCACCATTAACGAAAGTAACTTTACCTTCGAGATGACCTGTGTTGGTTCTATTCTTAGACGATGAACGGCGTTCCATACCATACACCTCATAATCTTTTGTTAAAAGTAAATCGGCTAGGTAGCTCCCATCCATTCCGTTAATACCTGTAATTAGTGCTTTCTTCATTTTGTCTCCAATTCATTTTTTAAATCATCGTACTCTTTAAATTTACCATGACCTGTTATCAGTTTCTGTATATTTTCTTTTGAAAAATTTAACAACTTTTGAAAGTTAGAATTTTTCCTATTAATGAAAGAGTATGGATTATCCTCACCCTTTACATACATCCTCTTTTGTGGATGTCTTCTAGCATGTACATGTAAAACATTTTTACATATAAATTGTTTAAAATTTTGACCTAATAACTTTTGAGACATTATCGACAAACCCTCGTCATCATTATATAATAAACAAGATGGTATATTAACCCCAAACTTTATTAAATCAGCTGATAGTACCAAACAAGCCCCACTTATCTTTGGTTGATTAATCATACCAAAATCAAAGTCTTTAGCTTTAGAATTTATCCTATTCATCTCCTCAATAGGCATCTGTGACTTTGCTTGTTTTGGATTTAAATGTCCATTTTCATCATCAACAAACACATGGTCTTGATAATCAACATGAACCAAAGGATCCCAACTAGAGTCCCACATTTTTCTATCTGAAAAACTTAATAAATACTTATGAATATCTTGTTCATCAGTATACTTTGCTAGTGTCTCTACCACATGAAATGCTTCTCGTGGAAAAAAACTATCTGTTTCACCCCACATTATATAATCAACTTCTTTACAGTAATTGTAGTTCAAATCTCTTCTATAATCAGCGTGAAAATAAAATTTATCTCCATCTAATTCATGACGGACTCCCCAATTAACTTGTGGATGTACATCTTGTAATCTACTAATTTCATTTGAAAACTTAGATATCAATTCTTTATCATCAATTTTTTCAGTATCTATTTTTTCTAAAGATTGATTAAGATTAAAACATAAATCAACTTTTACATTTTCTTTATTCTCAACAGTTTCAAGTAAATTTATTAAACCATCAATGAAATCCTTGAACATTTCTATTTCAAACCACATCACATGTGTTCCGATTACATATTTCTTTTTTAATTTAATCATTATAACCTCACTTTCCTATTCTGATTGTATCGTGGATAGAAGACATAGGTACATCATCATACTTATGACCTTCAAATCTATTATAACATTCTTCTAATGTTTCAGTAGCTTCAACAAAAGTCTCTTTACCTATCTTTAAAATATCTTTAACTTCTATTGTTTTTATTTCCCTACCGTATTTCCTCTGTTTAAATAATCCACTTGATGATTTTAATTTAACCCCAATGTCAATAGAACATCTCAACCCACCTTCAGATTTAATTGTTCTATGTAAACAAGTGTGGTCAAATATAGTAATAGTATTAAATTTTAAATCGCTAATATGCTCATAATCTGTAAGCGTATCTAAAGCAACAACATAGTCAGGTTGTGTTTCAAAAAACTCCGGTGATACCTCACCAATAATCCTATTAAATTCCAAAGATGTTTTTTGATCACCCAATACCCCTATTGTTAAAACGGCATCATCCGTGTGACCAGCCCAAGCATCAGAATGTAATCTTGATGTGGCTGATAATCTCGAATCCATATCTGTAATCTTGCCGTCTACTATCCTAACATTAACAAAATCAAATGAATCAAGTTGATTTACTAAATTAGTATTAATTAGAATATCATTTACATGACTCTGTATTTTATTATACACATCTACGTTTTCAACTTTAGGGTAAAGTATCCCGTTTGGTGTTTTATTTGGTAGTTGTAAAATTCTATCTTTATACTTAACTAAAAAGTCTTCTCTTTTAAATTCCATTGCATAATAAGACTCTAGCGTCTTTATGATATAATCCTCAAAAAGTCTCTGTAGTTTTTTAATGTCATTTTCTTGAATGGGTAGTTCAAGATAAATTCCACCATCAAAAGAAACCCTACATTCATTACGAATTTTATCGTATAGTTTTTCTCTATCTTTTATATTCACAATAACCTTTTTACCTTTTCAACGTTGACTAAATAATCAATATAAACTTTTTCACTTTTCATTGGATGATTAGCTCTACCAGTTTGAGCTTTCTTTGAAACTTTTTCATAATAATGATATGGTGTAGATTCATTGTAGAAATCAAAACCATAAATGTAAACCTCACAACCTAAATCCATCATTGTATGCACGGCAGAAAAACCGACAGTACAATAATGACCTGTATTTAATTGTCTGTCTAAATAAGTATTATAGTCCAAGTCCAAAATACTAAAATTATTTTCACCATCCTTATTTAAAGCAAATCCAGGAATCATAGAACCAACATTACCAACTGATCTGATGATGAGATGTGATTTTGAGTTTGGTACATAGTTAGTATCGTAAGCTGAAAAATCTTCTTTTGGTAAAGTGTTACCAAATGTTTTATGGGATAGAAACCTAACATCAGTTCTACTACCCACATGTTTTTCAAATCCCTCAAATTTAGCTAAATTAGTTCTAACAACTAAATCAAACTTATCTATTACTTCTCCAAATTCTTTTTGTAAAACAGAACCACCACTAGCTACAACGACACAACTTTTGCCATCGTATATATTCTCGTCTATATATCTAGTATCTATTAATTGTTTTAATTCTTCTACTGAAGAATTAAATTCAGAAAACTTATATGATTCAGTTTCATTACATTTATCAATTATAAATTTACCATAATCTTTTGTTGCTAATATTCTATCAAAACTCATAATATCGGTGCCTCTGATTTTAAATCTATATCTAAAGGTCCATCATTTATATTAATATTAAAAAAGAAAGGTTGAAGAGCATTCTCATCGTATATCTCACTAGATGTTTCACTAAATTGTTTACGAACATCTGAATTTCTAATACCCCAACGAAATCCCCATTTATCCCAAAATCTCATCTGTGATGAATTAAAATCATGTCTCGGTTCGATTAATTTTTGGGAATTTATTTTTATACCTGATTTTAAATCATGGTCATGACATACAAGTAAATGTGGTACAGAGATATTAACTATACCCTTAGATAAAAATTGATATGCTAAATCATCACCCCAAAGTTCAAATACAAATTCAGAATCTACTTCTATATGTTCTCTAAATAACTTACGATTTATAATAAATTGTGACCAGTATGGTGACTCTACGACAAAATACTTTGACTTGTAGTATTTATCTGGCAAATCTTTATACCAACCAGAATATGGATTCTCAAGTATATCACGAGGTAACATACCTCTTCCAGTTTTTGTCTTACCAAGATATTGTTTACTTATCACACCTTCAACAGCATTAGCATAATTACTGAAACTATTACCACCTATTATACCAACCTTATCTTCGTCTATTTCATCGATTATGTCTTGTAAGTCATCCCAAAATGTTTCAGTCATTGGAAACACATCATGTTGAAAACATATCATCCAATCAGACTCAATGTTATTTTTTGTCATGTAGTCATCAGCAATTCTTAATCCATCTTCCATTGAGTCAGCAATTTCATCTGCCATTAATATTCCTAAATTGTCACAAGTCTTTTTACCAATCTCAAGATTTTCTTTTGTTGAGTTCATGTCAATATTGATGACATTTATATCATTATAATTAGCTTTACTGTATTTATATAAACACCCATCAAACATAGGATAATAATCTCTAGTCATGTAGACGGCAGAAAATCTATATTTACTCATAAGATAACTTCCTTTAATATTTTAACAATCCTATCAGATGATTTACCGTCCCATAGTTTGATTGTACTTTTTTTATTAAAATCTATCATCATAACTTCGTCTAATATGTTGGAGTAACTAGTACCAATCATCTTGTTTGTTCCATCGGTACAAGTTATTGGTCTTTCTGTATTATCTCTGATAGTTAGACATGGGACATTAAAATAAGAAGACTCTTCTTGCACCCCACCAGAATCCGTTATTATAAATTTAGCATTCTTCTGTAGACACATAAAATCTAAATAACCAAGAGGTTCTATTATTTTTAGTTTACTTTCAAAATAATGGTTTAAATCATTTTTGATAAGGGCATTTTTTGTTCTAGGATGAATTGGTAAAACACATTCAACTCCCCTTGAGAGATTTACTAAAGAATCCATCATATCCCCCAACCTTGATATATCATCAACGGTAAATGGTCTATGTATCGTTGTTAGAGCATATTCTTTTTTATTTAAATCTAGTTTTGAAAGGATTGTTGACTCATCAAACTTTTTGTCAAACTCAACTAGAGAGTCTATCATGGTGTTACCTACAAAAAAAACCTCACCATAAGCATCTTTTAAATTAGATACGGCGTCTTCACAAGTTACAAACAGATAGTCCGATAAATTATCGGTAACTATTCTGTTTATTTCTTCGGGCATTGTTCTATCACCACTCCTTAAACCAGATTCGATGTGTGCTATCTTTATATTTAATTTAGAAGCAACAAGAGCAGCCGCTACACAACTATTAACATCACCATAAACTATAATCAAATCAGGATTGTGTTCTTCGAAAACTTTTTCACATCCTTTCATTATTTCAGCAGTTTGAGTAGCGTGACTTCCACCACCCAATCCTAAGTTAACATCAGGTTTAGGTATATTTAAGTCAACAAAGAACTGACCTGACATGTTCTTATCATAATGTTGACCTGTATGTACAATTATATTTTTTACATCAAGTTTGCTATTGATATTTTTTATCAATGGGGCAGCTTTGATAAAATTAGGCCTTGCTCCTAAAACATGAATTATTGTTTTCATTTTTGTAGTCCCAAAATGTGATTCTTAAACCTAGTAGCTACTTCTACATTACCCTCATGAGTAAAATGTACACCATCAGACATCTCTATGTTTGATAAATCAACAAGGTCAAATTTCATTTCTTTAGATAACTTCTTAATTATAAGATTATATTCTTTAATATATTTAGGATTGAGATACAATGGTGTAAAATTAATATTAGGTATCGTACCAAGAATTACATACATCCCAAATACTCTAGCAATATTTACAATTTGACGAATATTATCCTCGTAAATATCCATTGGTATTTTAGCTTCTGAATCATTAGTTCCTATTATCAGTATCATTATCTTAGAGTTTTTTCCAGCACTAATGTTACTCCAAGCTCTTTTCTGTAAATCAGAACTAGTCTCACCATTGATACTAAAATTATGACAATAATAAAACTCATTCATTTCAGAAGTCATCATACTACCTAACTCTGCTGGATATGACCTACCATATGGATCTCTAGCTCCTGATGTTAGGGAGTCTCCTAAACACAAAATTTCGTTCCAAATCATTTGTTACCCTATAACTTAAAGTTTTGTTTTTTAAACCAATCATATGTAATTGTCAAACCTTGAGTCAAATCATGTGTTATATCAAAATCTAACTCCTCTCGAGCTTTATCATTATTTACAGCTCTTTTTGGAAACATGTCCCAATTCCTCTTTGGTAAAAATTCTATACCAGCAGAATTACCACATACCTTGTTAAGAGTTTCAGCAAATTCTAATATCGTATATGATTTATCACTACCTATATTATATACGATGTTATTATCACTTTTAAGTGGATGACCGGAAAATGATGGAGATATTCTTGTACCATTATCCATAGCTTTTATAGTCCCACTCACTATATCATCAACAAAAGTAAATGGTCTAGTCTCACTTCCATCGCCAGTTATAGGTAAGGGTTCGTTATTCATAGCCTTATACATGAAGTTAGGAACGACACCTCTAAATTGACCTGGTACATCACCAGGACCATAATTGTTAAAATACCTAACCATAACCGATGGTAAGTTATGAAACTTACTAAAAAATGAAACATAATATTCGGATAACATTTTTGTTATAGCATAAGGAGTGGTAAGTTCAATATCATCTTTTTCAGCAAATGGTTTATCTGCTGGTCTATATACACATGATGATGAACTCAATAAAAACTTTTTTACTTTATGTTGAACTGAAGCTTCAAGTATCTTTACAGTACCTATCCCATTTGTCATTAAATCTTTTTCAGGATTATCAACAGAATTTTGATTAGCAAAATTAACAGCTAAATGGTAAACCTCATCAATATCATATGAGAAAGCTTCATTAATACAACTTTCGTTAACTATACTACCTTGTACCACAGAAATAGAATCCTCTACATCAACTAAATTATTTAGATTACCGGACGAAGTATCATCTATAATAACCACTTTATTATCAAGTTCAATTAGTTTTTTAACTAAATTTGAACCTATAGCACCCGCTCCACCTGTCACCAAAATATTACTCATTATGACTCCTTAAATATTCTTTAACATTATCAATTACATAATCAATCTCCTCGTCACCTAAAAGTGGATGACAACCAACAAAGAAAGATTTATCTCTTATCATTCTACTATTTACCAAACCACCATATTCAACTTTTGGTTCATCACATAAAGCGGGTTGGTCTGATAAAGTTCCACACATTATTGACCTTGTTTCGATACCTTTAGATTCTAAAAATCTAGCCATATCATTTCGTGAAATATGGTCACCACATGTTATTGGAAACGAATAAAAACTATTTTTTACAATATCATTATTATGTGGAAATGTATCTATACCATCACAATCTGATAACCCATCTATTAACCTTTTAGCGTTTCTAAGTCTAATATCAATCATGACATCTAGTTTTTTTAATTGTTGATTTCCAAAAGCAGCTGGAGCATCAGCCATTCTAAAATTCCATCCTACTTTATCAAAGGTATATCTCTCATCAAAGTTAACTAAATTTCCACTTGTTATACCATATCTTTCACCAGAATAAGATTTGTCTCTACCAAACTCTCTTAGTTCTCGTAAAGTAATTTCTAACTCATCTGAATTAGTTAACACCATACCACCTTCAGCAGTAGTTATATGATGTGCTACATAAAAACTCCAAGTTGACATATCACCAAAACTACCAATTCGTTTACCATTCCATTCAGCACCATGAGCTTCACAACAATCTTCTATAACTTGAATGTCTGTATCATCAACGATACTCATTAATCTATCCATATCCAATGGATTTCCTAACGTATGAACTACCATAATACACTTTGGTTTATATGATTTTATAGCACCTTCAAGTTCATTTAAATCAAGATTAAGAGTGTACCTATCAACATCAACATAAAGTGGAATCAAACCTAATTGAAGTATAGGTGTTGCCACAGATATAAATGTTGTTGATGGGACTACTACATAATCACCTTTGATTAACTTACCTTTTTTTATCAGAGCATCTAATGCTAATATATTAGCACTCGTACCTGAATTAGTAGCAACTCCATATTTTGTTCCAATGTACTTACTAAAATTTTTCTCAAACTCCATTACTGGTTCTTGAATAGAAAGAGAGCCATTGAGATAACACTCAACAGCAGCATTAACCTCTTCTGCTCCATAAAAACCACCACCTATTGGCACTTTCCAAGAATTAGGTTTTATATCTTCAATAGATATTTCATCAAAATAATCTCGGATAGCATCATATACTGAATGTTCTTTATTCATAATATACCTTATTTTTAATTATTGTAATATACAAAATTATTTACTAAATTACAAGCGTTAAAAGACATAGTTTGATATACCCCCATCAAAATTAATTGTAACACCTGTAAGATATTTTATTTCATTCTCTATAATAGATTTGATAAATGAACTTAATTCCTTAACTTCACCAACTCTACCCATCGGTAAACTTTTTTCAAATTCATCCATGTTATCCACTAAACTAACTAACCTATCAGTTCTGATAGGTCCTGACGCTATATTTATACAACTCACATTACGTTTAGCATATTGTTTTGATAATATTTTAAACACACTAGAGAAAGCAATTCTAAATGAAACTGACAAAGACATTTTCTCCGTTGGTTCTGTAATCTGATGTGATGATAATAAGAAAATATAACCACCATCGTTTATTTTTATGTTCTGTAGTAAGTACACAAAACTATAAAACAATTGATTGTAATATTTAGACCACTCCTCTTCTGTTATATCAAAGAAATCTTTTGCTGGTGGACCTCCTGTATTCAGAACTAATATATCTGTACTTGGATTCTCATCAGCAAATCTTGCTACTTCTTTAATATTAGAAGTATCTAAATCACTTGATGATGTACTAATCACATCATCACATATTGTTTTTAAATCATCGGAAACACCTTTACCTATTCCCTTTGAACCAGCTAAAACTATTGCTTTCATTTACTATCCTTTGTATTTTGTATTAAATATTTATCTTTTATTTCTACTTCAAATTTATTAGCAACACCTAAAGACTTTGATAATTCATTTAATCTGTCTGTTAACTTACCTACCTTAGATAATCTTACAGAATGTTTCTCATCAATATGTTCTATATCATTATCCGTTTTTACATAGAAAAAAATATCTGATGGTGAAAATCCTACGGAAGTATATAAAACATCTAGGTTTTCACAATGATTACCGAATGCTACAGGAAATGGGTATTTATTTTTTAAAAAATCTATTGCTTTTAAATTAACATTTTCTATTTCAAATTGTAACTGTGTATGTATTAACCTTATACAAAGGGATGGGTGATTGTGTAAAAGTTTATCAAGTTGTTTAACAGAACTAGTGCCCGTTGAAACAAATACTGGTTTATTAATCGCAACAAGTTTGGTTATAAAATCAAATGAATTTACATCCCAACTTAAAACCTTATAAAAGTCTACTCCAATCTTCTCCATATCATCAACTAAATCATGATTTGCTAGAGCAACTCCAAATAATTTATCATGTCGGTGCAAATATTCACCCACCTCTTGGTAATGTTCAAGTGTTAACTCTAATTTTTTATACTCATCTTTCTCATAAAATTCTCTCTCTCTTATCTGATAAGTTACGGCGTCTACATTTGTATTGACCAATTTCTTACAATAATCTAAAGAGTATAATGTATCACCTTGATGATTTAATCCTATTTCAGCTATAATCATATTATCTTTCTAACTAAATCTAAATCATCATAAGTGTCTACACCAAAACTATCTAACAATGAAATCTCAAACATACCTATCTTCCCACCATATCTTAATTTTGTTTTCAATAAAGATTCTCTAGTGGTAATATAAAACATTCCATTTTCTATGTAAATATTTTGACCTACATCTTGTCTTCTAGGTCTAGCATTGACATCCCAACCTACACTTGCACAAGTATTATTAGCACATAACCACTCTGGTAACCAATGATATTTATGAGCAGTAAAAATAGAATCATAACCATCTGTAAGTAACATACTTATAGCACCATCAATGTATTCCTTCTTTATCATCGGAGAAGTTGGTTGTATAAAAACCAATATATCGAAGTTTTGATTGTCGGCAAAATGAATTAACGAGTCATCAGGCATTATAATATCATCTGCTAATTCATCTGGTCTAATTAATACCTTTGCTCCATGTTCTTTGGAAACATCAGCAATTTCTTCCGAATCAGTTGTAACCCAAGTCTCATCAACAGTTGACTGTAATGAAGCATTTATCGAATAATAAATTAATGGTTTTCCATTAACATCTATTATATTTTTTTTAGGTATCCCTTTACTACCACCACGAGCCGGTATAACCGATACTATTTTCATAACGAACTCCTAAAATTATCGTTCAAATCACACATCGCTTTATATGTACCACATCCCTCATGTAAGTGACCACTCCAAATTTCAGTTACCCAAGAAAAATCATATGATTTGAAAAGAGACATGATAGAATTAAAATCTATATCACCCTCGTTTATTTGAACTCCCTCACCATTCAATCCTACAGCATCTGAAATATGTACATGTGCAACATATGGCATTACTTCTTCAGCGTACTGTCTCAATGTGATACCCTCTAAATTACACCAAAGTTGAGCATGTGATAAATCAAATGTCATCTTCAAATCAAACTCTTCACAAAATCTAATCATATCGGAACTTGGCCCGTATCCATATTGAAACCACTCACCCCCTAAATACCAAGGTCTTGGTGGTAAATTTTCAGGTAAAATGTCTATATCATCTTTTGAATAATCTAATCGTTTAAAGTTTTCAATAGCAATTGATATCATTTCTTCATGTGTAGACAGACTATTGACTTTATATTTTTTTTCTTCTACTTTATCTAAGGACATACCACCTAAGTGAACAACCATTTTAGGTTTTGCAAGTGGCCAATTAGACGACATCTTTATTGTTTTATCTATAGTTCTTTGTAATATATCTATTGACTTACCAACTAGCCTTTCATCGTTAGAACATATATCAACTATTTCTCTTTCAACTATTTCAGGAGCATGTATGATTAATTCTGAGTCTATGTTTTTTACATCAAAGTCCATATCCAAATCGGACTCGGAACAATGAAATTCCATAACAGGAGCTTTTAAAACTTTGTATTTTTCATAGTCATGAAATCTACATTTTACACCCCATTTTTTTTCAAAATCAAATTTTCTCCAATTAACAATTTTGGTTATAGTTTCAAAATCCTCTTTAGATATACATTTTTCCTTATCTACATCACCTTTTAAAGACCTACCTAGAAAATTAGATAACTCATGTTCAAATATACCTTTACCAGGTGACCTAAAATAAACATCATTTTTCTGTAATACATGTCCATTTTTTAATTCACTCGTAGAATAAGCAGATTTAGCAAACACTTCTTTATTTAATAATTCGGCTTGATTGACTTGTTTTGTATTTCCAAATGCTAATTCCAAGTTACGAATATTATCTACCATTGATTTCCACTCGGATGGTAACATTGATGCTTTATGGTCAGGACCTTTTTGATTTCTATCGAGAGTAATATGTTTTTCAATTACTCTAGCACCCAAAGTAACTGCTGATATTGGTATAAATATACCTCTTTCGTGACCAGAGTAACCTACTGATTTTGAATATTTACTTAACTTAGTAATAAAATTAACATTTAAATCTTCAAATGGTGATGGGTATGTAGAATTTGCTAAGAGTAAACAATAATCAATTTCAATTTGTTTATAATGATTAGTACAATTTTTTATATCATCCTCAGTCCACATACCAGTTGAAATTATAAAAGGTAAATTGAGTTTAGAACATTTTTCTATTAAAGAAAAATTAGTCATATCAGCCGAAGCAATTTTTATACCACTAACTCCTAAATCCGAAATAAAATCTACAGAGTCTTCATCCATTGGTGTAATAATTAAATCTAAGTCTAATTTCTTACAAGTTCTTTTTATTGACAAGTAATCTTTTCTTGATAACTCTACTTCTTTTAATATTGGTATGAGATATTCAAAACTCCATTCTTGACTATTTGAATCTTCTAAAAGTTTTTCACCATAAATAGTATTTAAATTTCTTTTTTGAAATTTAACAGCATCTACACCAGCTTCTTTAGATTTATAAATCAAATTTAAAGCAGTATCTAATGAACCATTATGATTTATACCAATTTCTGAAATAATGTAAGTTGAATCCAAGTTACCTTTTACTATTTGTTTTAACTTATTCATTAGTACGAGTCCAAATTTGGGCTTATTTCCATAAAATGTTTTAAATCATCCTTATCTATGTCATAGACTATGTTATGTTTATCAAGCATATCCGATAGAGTCTTACTTAAAACATACTCATCTTGAAAGTTTTGATTCATTTGTCTTTTAATAGCAGCCATAGAATGATATTTACTATGTAAGTTATCATCACCAAAAGCCCAAAACATAGCAGCTCTATCACCTTTCATGTTACCACCTTGATGCCTTAACCTAGCATGAAATAGAACTACATCACCTGGTTTAGCATTTACTTCATAAGCATCAGGATAACTTATACCTGTATAAGAACTAGTGTGTGATTTTGGTTTTACAAAAAATGGAGCTCCATCTTCTTCCGTATGTTCTGTCAAGTAAGTAGCCAATCTATAGACTTCATATTCTTTATCTTTATAACTAACGTTATTTAGAGTTTCAGATGGCCATAACCTTGCTTGTTCATCAGTATGAAATTGTTTAGCACCTGAAAAATTTATATGAACATCACTATGATGAACCCACCTAATAGAATTATTAGTTACTTCACGCATAATATCAATGACATCTGAATTTTCAACTATTTCAGCACAAGTCTCTAAACCAACATAATTAAAACCATCTGATTTTATAGTTTGATTAGAATCCCTATATCCCTTTGAAATGTTATCAAGGTTACTGAAATAATCGAAAATATCATTCTTACACCTCTCTACATAATCTTCGGATAGTGCATTCTCTAATACAAGTACTCCATATTCTTTAAGTGATTGAGCCTGTTGTTCTATTGTCACAGTATAGCCTTTGCCGTTTTTTCCATGATATAATTCCTTATATTATCATCAATTCCATTGAAATGATAAATCCAACCTACTTTAGTAAAAGTCAACTCTTCATCTAATAATTCAAATCTATTTAAATCTTGCATATTCCATTCATAACCCAATTGTTTGTAATCTACATTTTCAGATTGTACCATGAAATTTAAAACTGGTTGGTCTGTTCCAACACTAAACTTTTCTTGCATCTCACGAAGTAATTCATGATTTTGATTATAAAAATCTACGACTTTAGAGTAGAAATTCTTATGTTTTCTATTACATATAATAATACCTGAGTTAAAATAATCAAATAAATCCACATCAACATTAGGAAAAACATATTTTTTATAGTTCTCAATACTTCTACTTTCCCAATCATAACTACCAAACCCGTGAACAGCACAAAATTTATTCTCAGACAAATCGAATACGTTTGGAGCATTTGGATGAATTATTGTGTCTGCATCTGCTATCAGAACTTGGTCGTAGTCTATTTTATTAGCATCTAACAACTCTAAAGCATAAATCTTATGCCAATTGGCATTCATAAAATCTTCTTCATGTATCCGTTGTTCCAATACAAAAAGTAAATAATCATTTTTATCACACCATTTTTTCCAACTGTTAACTGAATGATGATAAGGTGTGTTTCTCCCTTGTTTTTTACTTTCTGGTAAATTTACAATAAAAACTACGTTCTTCATTCTACCACCTTACAGATTAAACCCTCGTAATCATTTAATACTTTATTACCATCAAAAACATGTCCTGGTTCACACCCTATTTTTTTAACAACTTCGATATAACCATTACTAATATATTCATCGACAGCTTTTTTAACATGGTCTTTATGTATATTCATCCCATAATCATCAAATACGATGTAAAAATCTTCACCTCTTATTTTATCAACCGACATACATCTTTTGATATCCGAAACTACTTGGTCATATTGATGACCTGCATCAATTAAAGCAACAGATGCTTCTTGAATTTCCAACTCACCATTTGAGTATAAATCAAATGGAACATAAGTGATGTTATCTATACCAACATTTAACATTTTAGCATTATCAAAAGATTGTAAGTCTTTATTAATTGTAAATACATGTTTGAAACAATATGATAATATTTTTGTAGTCTGTCCTTTATGTGTTCCAAATTCAACACAAACTTTATCTTTAAAATCCTTGAAAAAATCCCACACATCAGTTTTAAATTTATTTGATGTTGTAGTTGGATTTGTATGTTTATCTTCGTTGATACTTTCAATCAAAGATTCTATTGTAGGTTCTTTAACATAATTGTGTTTTATTAAACCCCATACATCTTCCATCAATTTATTTCTTTGAGTTTTATCAAAACCGCTAAACCCCCATAACAAACCATACTTTATAAAAAATGGAGTCTTATCTTCATTTAACTGCCAATTATGAGATAATAAATCTTTTCTTGGTAGATGAGACATTCTGTAATGTGGTGATAAAAACTTTATATCAATATCATTCATTCTCAATACATAATTGAAAGGAGTTTGATCTGTACCTCTTCTCAAGGTCAATTGTTTATCGACAAAATAATCTACATTTTCGGTGTAAACCTTTTTAAATTTTTCAAATACATCTCTATGAGATTGATTAAATATAACTAAGCCAGTATTAAAGTAATCAAAAATATTTAAATCATAGTTATTAAAAAATTCTTTATACCCTTCAATACTTTCATAAACCCATTTAAAATTGTCATACTCATGAGTCGTTGTAAACTTACCATCTGTCATTTTAAATATATCTGGCATATCCCATCTTGGTATGTATGAAGCATCCGTCATACAAATTTGGTCATACTTAATTCCCTTATCATCTAAGAAGTTAAAAATATCAAACCACCTTTGAACCGTAACTCTGTACTTAGTAGTATCCTCTATGGAAGTCTTATCATAAACGACAAGTTCATAACCATGTTTCTGACACCAAAACTTCCAAGCGTCAATTGAATAAGACATCCAACCCCAACCACCAAACTTATCTAAATTTTTATCTTTTGGTTTAACTGCTGGTATGACAACTATATTTTTCATATAGTGGATACCCCATGTTTTTGCACAACCCTCTTAGTACAATCTTGAGCAAAACTTATAGATTCTATTATATCACCAGTTTGAACATACCTGACAACTAACCCAGCGAGAAAGGTATCTCCAGCGCCGGATATATCTTTTACAGGAACATCATCGGTTGAATAAATCTCATCTCGAAACAGACATCCTTTTCTACCCTTTGTCACTATGGTTTTATCCATGATACCATAATATTCATTTAAAAATTCTTCATTACTTTCATACTCTAATGAATTTATTTTTAAGTAAGTACAATTTTCTACCCACTCACCCAACTTCTTTTTTGTATCAACAAAAACATTATCATTATTCTCACAAATAAATTTAATATCCTCTTCCCATAAAAATCCTTTACAATAATCTGATATGATTATAGCATCAACCTTAACCTTACCTGACATTGGTATATAGCATTCATTATCCTGTATCATTGATAATATCATATCATCTATTCTATCACAATAATCGTGTTCGTCAACTCGTAACACTAGTTGATTAGATTTATCGTCAACATATCTAACCTTTTTTATACTATTAGGATTAGTTATTGTATGAATATCTACCTTTAAGGCTTCTACATTACTAGACACATTACGAGCCATACCATAGTTCTCCGTCTCCCTTAAAGGATTAAAAACAGGAACAGGAGCTTCAGGTGTTAATCTGGTGATATCACCATAAATGAATACATCCTTACAACTATCTCCTACAACTAATATCTTCACCAACTCACCTCCCAATCTTCAAATTCTGAAGCTAAACAATCTATCTTATAATCTTTTCTACCACCCACACACTCAGCGATTTTATTACCAGCAATATTACGCAGACCATTTAATCCATGTGTTAAATGTAAATCACCATCACCATCTCCATTACGAACCTTAGTTTCATTATACCAAATATGAGTATTCATTTGTGCTAACACTATAATAGCACGAATGGTTTCAGCAGTAACCTTCCCATCCATTTCTTCTAGTATCAAGTCTATGTCGTGCATCATGTCTTTTATTTCTTTTGCATAGTTATCTTTATTTTCTGGTATAAAGACCTCTTTCAACTGGTGAATACTTAACCTATCTACTAATTCATTTAGTGTGGGTAACCACTTTCTTTCTTTTTTCTTACTCATAAGTTTGTAAAATTCCTATCGTTATGTTTAATAATCATTTTATATGCATTAATCAATTCTCTTATACCAAAACCTATACTGAAATAAGGTTTCCATCCATAAGATTCAAGTTTTTCATTAGATACTATATAATCTCTATTATCAAAATCAGTTTTATAATCATCTTCTTTGATAACAAAGTTGGGTATCTGTGTTTTTATCTTTTGTGCCAACTCTAACTTACTAAGATTAGAGTCTGATAAACCTACATTGAACACATCACCCTTCATCTTGTTCCAATTATCAATACAGAACTCGAATGTTCGAGCAATATCTTTCACATGAATGTAATTTCTTTTGAAATGTGATTCAAATAGAACTATGTAACCATCCACAATCGCTTTATGTACGAAATCATTAACCAGCAAATCTGTTCTCATTCTTGATGAGGCACCAAATACAGTTGCTAACCTTAAACAAATTCCCTTTTCACTCTCCATTATATAATCTTCAGCATCACACTTTGTTACAGCATAATGTGAAAGTGGATTAAATGGACTCTTCTCTGTTATAACATCTTTAGAACTTCCATACTGACTATTTGTATTTGGCATGATTAGTTTTTGGTCATCTCTAAGATTATCAACAATACATTTTATCTGTTCAAAGTTTATCTTTGTTGCTAACTCCTTGTTCTCATCACATGCTGGAGCACCAACTATAGCAGCCAGAGGTATTATAACATCATAGTTAGATACTATTTCTGATAAATAATCAAAGTCGGTTACATCATGTTTGATAAAATTAAAGTTTTTATGTGAACATAAATGTAATAGAGATGTCTGTTTGTACATTAAATTATCTAATACATCAACCTTGTAAAAGTTGTCTAATAAATGTTGAGTTAAGGTTGAACCTAAATATCCAGCCCCACCTGTTATTAATACTCTTACCATATTTTTAATCTTCCTAATAATATATCTTTAAACATAATCCAATCCGATAACTTTGCTTTTACTGGATCGGTAAAAGCTGCTGGTTCATTCTTCTCAAAAAAATAATGACCACTCCAAGCAAACGGATAAATTACAAAAGGGATAAATGGAATTAAATACCAATACCAATTATAGAATACAAAACCAGCAAAAAATAATGTAAACCATTGTCCTATGAAATGTAATAATCTAGTCTTTGGGTGTCTATGTAACTTCAGATAACCCTTATAATAATCACTTAACTTCATTCAGTAACCTTATTAAATTATCTATTTTATCTCGTTCTAAAGTTGGATAATTACCAATGTACCAACTAAAATTATGAACATGTTCTATAACAGGAAAATCGACTAACTCTAAATCTTTATCTCTAAAATAAGGTTGTCTCATCTGATTACCACCACCTGACATTCCTCTCCTAAACTCTATTCCATTATCTTTTAACATTTCTTCAATTCTATCTCTCAAATCAAAATCAGAATTTTTCATAACCACGGTAAAAGCATAGTTACATTGACCATTCATCTCAAAATCAGTATGATATTTTTTTGAATCTAAGTTATCAATAAAGTATTTATAATTTTCGATTCTTTTTTCATTATTAGAATCTAATCTATCCAACTGACACAATCCTAGAACAGCATTTATTTCTGTACTTCTAAAATTATGTGCAGGACCTATAAAAATAAAATCTTTATTTAAATCTGAGTAATCTTCGGTGTATTTTTTTATCAAATTATCATCTGTAAATTCTCTAACCATACCATGTGACCTTAACGACCTACATAACTGATAAAAGTGGTCATCATTAGTTGATATCATTCCACCCTCTATAGTGCTCATATGGTGAGCAAAGTAAAAACTAAAGTTACTAGCAAATCCAATTGAACCTAATTTAGTGTTGTTATATGTAGCACCATGAGACTCACATACATCTTCAATTAACAAGATATTATTATCTTCACATATTTTTAACAACCTATCAGATATAGCGTTCAACCCCAAAACATGAGTTACAAATATAGCTCTTGTTTTATCGGTAATACTATTCTCTAATTTATCTAAATCAAATGATAGATTATTTAAGTTTATATCTACAAAAACAGGATCGAAACCAGCAAATAAAACTGAGTTAACATCCGATATCCAAGTAAGTGGTGGTATTATTATCTCACCACCTTTTGGATAAAAATGTTTTAATGCCAACATAGACAACTCATTAGCAGCAGTTCCTGAGTTAACGAATACACTATGTTTTACACCTAACCATTCTGACCAAGCTTTTTCAAACTTTATAACTTTATCTCCATTAGTTAATCTTGGTACTGGATTTTGTTTTAAAAAATCAATCAAACAATCAACATCTTCTCTACTAATATTGTCTGACATCAATGGTAGAGTTAATTTTTTCATTTATCATTCTCCTTAAACCATTCTATAGTTTCTCTTATACCATCTTCAAAAGTATATTGTGGTTTAAATCCTAACTCATCTTTAATCTTATCCGTACTGACCATCCTAAATGGTATCGTAGTTGGCTTTGAATTATCCCACTCTACAACTGGAGTTTTTCCTGTTACCATGAGTATACAATTTAGTATCTCCCCAATAGTAATTGGTTCTCCCATACCAACATTGTAAGGACTCATTGATTCTCCCTTTTCTAAAACCAATAAACAACCATTAACTACATCTTTAACATAAAGAAAATCTCTAACGACATCAGGACTACCCCAAGCTATAAAAGGATTCTCGTCACTTAATACTCTTTTGATAAGTGCTGGAACTACATGACAAGTATTTAAATCAAAATTATCATAAGGACCGAAGATAGCAGTACCTCTGGCTATTCCTATTTTCATATCAGTTAAATGAGAAGCGTGTTCAAATACTTTTTCTCTATACCTTCTCATCCATCCGTAACCATAATAAGAAATATATGGTTCTTCATCCCAATACTCTTCTTCTTTTATAGGATGTCTTCTGTCTGGATAACCAGTAGAACTATTTAAATCTACAAAACCCTTGACACCTGTTTTAACACAAGCTTCAATTACATTTGTAGCAGTCACTATCTGATTTAGTCCTATTTGAAAATCCGTAGCAATACTAGATGGATGACCAATGTATCCAGCAGTATGAACTACATAATCAGCTCCATCTATTAGTGTGATAGCATCCTCAATTTTTTCTAAATCTATGTTATCTATTACTTCAATTCTATCATCATAAATTTTTAGAGGATTTACATGTGTATGTGTCCTAACGTTAGCACCTCTTGATAACAACTCATTTATGAAATGTGTTCCAATAAAACCACTACCACCAGTAACTACTACTTTAGCATCTTTAAACATTTTTGTTCTCCTTATACCATTTAATTGTCTCTTTAATACCATCTTCAAAACTAGTATCAGCTTTAAATCCATGTGATTCAGCACGGCTAGTGTCCATAACTCTTTTTGAATCACCCATTGGTTTATCTGCTTCCCATTCTATTTCCAAATCAAAATTACTAGCTACTATTTCTGCTACTTTTTTAATTGTAACTCCCGTACCACTACCAAGATTTACTGGTTCTGTTACTTTATTTTGTACCATGTGCATCATACCACGAGCAACATCTTCAGCATAGATTAAATCTCTTATTGGTGAACCGTCACCCCATACTTTAAGTTTACCATCCTTTGACTCTACTGCCTTCTTAATTAATGATGGAACAACCATAGACCATTGACCAAAATTATCATTTGCTCCGTAAATATTAGCAGGTCTAACAATAGAACACTTATTCCAATCATGTTGTTTCATATAAGCTTCAACATTCATTTCACCAACTCTTTTAGCCCAACCAGCATACCAATCATTTTCGGATGGAAATGTTCCCCATACATCATCTTCTACAAATACATCTGCTGGGTGGTATACACCAACTGAACTTGTGTATAAAAACCACTCCACTTTAGCATTATAAGCAGCTTCAATCATATTAGCATTAAATTGAATCATAGGGACACTAAATGATGCTGGTGATTCCATACATCTTTGAGGTGAGCCTTTGATTCCAGCGACATGAAATATGATATCCTGATTAAAACAAATATTTTCACAAACATCTCTATCTCTTAAATCATAAGTTGGTAAATCAGCAATAGTTATATTTTTTGGTAACTCTTTTTTAAGTAACTTAACTAAAGTACGACCAACCATACCATTACCACCAGTTACTAGTATATTCTTATCTTTAAACACTTTTTCTCCTACTTGTTAAATGACACAATTGAATATCTTGATTCTTTAGCATATTCCGTTACAGGACTTATAAAATGATTGAACCTAAATTTTTTCATATCATGAATTACTATTCGATTAAATTTTGGAAATATAGATGTCAACTCTCCATCTCTTTCACCAATGTGAAGTATTCCACCCCAATCCCAACACCATCTTTTTGTGAGATAAAAAACACAACCCACAGTACCAGCGTAATCATCGACATGTGTTCTATAAAAATTTCCATGTCCTAATTTATAACATCTTACATCAAATTCCAAGAGTTTTTTTTGAGAAAATTCAATTAATTTTGGCTTAAAGTATTTTTCAAAAACATCATTGATTTTATTTTCTAGATTAGTAGACCTATTAAACTTGGCTAAGTAGTGTTCATCTTCATTTGGAAAATAATCAGAGTTGTTTTTAAAAACATGTCTATAATGATTTTCTCGTACTTGGTCTAAAAGTTCCCAATCTTGTTCCTCAGAATACAGTCTTTCTAAATTATTAACCACATCTTTAGGTAAAAAATCATCAACTATTTCCATTCCCTCACTTTTCACTATAATAATCCCCCCACTCGATAAGAACTGTAGAACCGTGTCTATTATATGCTCGTTGAAACGCTGAAAATATTTCATTTGGTTCTTCTAACTCTACAACCACAGTATCAGTTAACATACTTTTTAAAGACTCAGTAAAATCTTGAGTGTGTTGTTCCCCACCATCAAGTGGTTTTTTAGCACCAACAGCAACTCTAGTTATAACTCTTGGTACTAACATACCCTTAGTCATTTTTCTCATCGTATCGATATGATTTACTAACTGATTTATAGCCAACATCATGAAATTAAATCTAGGATAAATTGATATGGGAACATATCCTTCTAACGAAAGACCAGCACACATTCCCATTTGTACTTCTTCCATAACTGGTAATTCAATCAGTTTTTCTTTTGGTACTTCTGTTAAAGTTCCTGAGATAGCATGACCACTAAAAGATGTGGCTTGTCCTAAAAATAATGTATTTTCTTTCTCTCCAAGCCATTTCATTGACCTTATTAACTCTTCTTTATATTTCATTATAACCTCTAAAAGTTAACCCATGCACCAGTGCCATGGTGTGGATATCCGTTTTCATATTTGTAATAAACTATATCATTTGGTATTTCTTGTCTAACTCCCCAAGCAGCATCTGTTGGAGTATGTACACTTAGATTATTATCTTCTACCACAAACTCTAGTGGTAACTCAAAGTTTCTTGAGTATTTATATGCCTCATGAAAAACACCAGTTTCAAAAGTCATATCTCCAATGAAACACCACACTCGTCTATTAGAATCTTCTTTACCTAAAGCCATAGAAAGACCTAACGCAATTGGTATTATCCCACCTACTATGGCTGAAGAATAAAACTTATGGACATCACTACTAGTAGCCATACTTCTACCTTCAACTACACTATCCATTAATTCTTGTTTATCAAACCCATGTAAAAGAGCATGATAATGATTTCTCCAAGCTGAAACAATCCAATCATCTTCATTTATATATTGAAATATTTCAATCAACTCGTCTTCATTATCTTTTGACAAATGAATCGGTGCTGGTATCTTACCATCTTCATATTTTTCTTTTATTTCAGTCTCAAAAGAAATCATTTCTTCTTTTGTAATTGTAACTTCTTTTTGTTTTTCCAAATGACTTGGTATTTGTAACATTATTTATCCCTCTTTGATAATATAGGATTATCTATAGGCCAGTCAACACCGACTATAGGATCATTCCATTTAATTGTAAATTGTTGGTCTACATCAGGATACTCACCTTCATACGACCATTTATAATGAAAGACAGAACGATGACTCATCACTAAAAAACCATTTCCAACTCCTGGTGGAATCAATACTTGTTTTCTATTTCTATCAGTTAACATCATAAATTCCCATTGTAAAAAAGTATCCGATGATTCTCTGTTATCCACTATAACAAAATAAATTTCCCCATACAAACAAGTAACTAACTTCCAAGATTTGTTATCACCATGTATACCACGCAAAACATGCTTTCTTGATGTAGATACTTTATCATGATTAAAATTTAAATCAAAATCATCATCTTTCCAAACAGTATAAAGGTCACCTCTGTAATCTGTAAAAGCATCTTGTTCTCTAACTACAACACCATTTATCATGATAAAAACTCCTCTTCAAAAACTTTTCTGACCGTATCAAATCCACAAATTTCGTTAACCTTTTCCCAAGCATATTTAATCGTTTCGAATCTTTTATTTTCATCATCAAGATAACTTACAAAAACTTCTTCTAATTTGTTTGTATCACAAGTTGCTGTTTCTGGATATAAAAATTTATGCGAGTCATTTACTCCACCCATATTAATAGAACCAACACATGCAACTTGTTTACATTGTTGACCTGGTTGAGTTTTCATATCATCTAAATTTATATGATATAAATGGGGACTCCATAAACTAACAAAATCGTGACTACTCATATAATCAAAAGGTTTATCATGATAAAGTGGTTTATGATGAACTGGTAGATTATATTTATTACCTAAGTAATTAGCAAATTCTAGTGTATTACCCCTTCTATGATGTTGATGTGGAGTATAAGCAAATATAGAATTTAACTTTTCATCACTATAATAATGATCAAAAACATACTCAGTATTTGTGGGACCTGGCGTATAAATTATTTCTTTATTAATATTATTTTGTAATTCAATAACATATGGTATGGTTGAATAAATTCCATTTGGAATAGCTGGTAAATTAACAAAATCACAATCGTTAAATAATTTAATTCTATTTATTGGTCTTTCTGGTCTAACTTGTCTATGTACCGCTTCACCAGGCGATAAAACATGAGGTCCTGAATTAAAATTTGGTTCTACCTCTTTAATCTCACCAACTATTACGGCATTTGGAAATGATTTTCTTATACTATCAACAGAATATTTTTCGTAGTTCTCATTCATTAACCCAACTCTTTCGTTGACATAAAGAACCATGTCAACACTAGGATCATATGGAGCAACTCCATCATATTCTGCTAAGTTTATGTAGTAAGAATCTTCCCAAAGCCAAGGATAAACTGGTCCTTGTAAAAAACAATCAGGTGCTATTGAGTGTTTATACATGTAAGGTTCGTTAGTCTCGAATGATTTTGCTACACCACCATCAAGATAAAATGACTTTACATTATATGTGTAATCCCAAACTTCAGCAAATTTCATTTACATAGTCCTTTAAATCTATAAATGGTTTCCAACCTAACATTTTCTGTGCCTTAGAATAATCTGCTAGGGTAACATCATACTCACCTTTTCTTGCTGGAATATATTCAGTTGGATAATTTCCACCAAACATTTCAGCAACTTCATTTACAGAGTGATTTTCTCCCCTACCCAATTCAAATATTTCCCCACTAACTTTAGCGTTATAAGCGTTTGGAATCAATAAAGAATCACCACATTTTACTAAACCATCGACTATATCATCAACATGAGTAAAATCTCTTCTCTGTTTCCCATCACCAGTTATTGTTAATGGTTTACCCTCACGATATTGTTTCATAAAAATACCCAATACTGTAGCATAAGCACCATCTTCAAGTTGATTTGGTCCGTAAACATTATAAAATCTACATGTAGCAACTGGTAAATTATAAACATTATCATATAGTTTACATAATTGTTCACCAGCATGTTTTGACCAAGCGTATGGACTTCCCCACAAACCATGATGAAAAGAACTTGAACCAGCAAACACTACTGCAATATTTTTATTTGTTTTAGCCCAATCTAATACGTTAAGTGTACTATTAAAATTATTCCCAACAGATTTAACTGGATTTTTAATCGATGGTTGTATTCTAGCAAGAGCTGCCATATGATAAATTATATCTGGTTTTTCATCTTTATAAGCCCAATATAACTTTGCTTCTAATGTAGACTGATTTGAAATATCTACATCTATATATGTACAACCTTCTTGTTCGTTTTCTTTTTTACCCGTAGAATAATTGTCTAATGAAGTTACATCGTGACCATCATTCAACAATCTTTTTATTAAATTTGTACCGACAAATCCGACACCGCCTGTTACTAATATTTTCATTTAAATTCCCCTAAGTTTTGCAGTTATTTCTTCATTATAAAATTTATTTTGTTTCACTTGTCTCTCTATTGTTTTATGATGTATGATGGAATATTTTTGTTCCATTGGTAAGTGAGCATAAGTCTGAAATCCTCTGAGTTGTTCATGCACAGGTTTTTCCCAAATAATATTTGGTCGGTTACGAAATATACGACCTTGCCAATCAGGATAGTTTATCCATCCTTTTTCATCCATTACATATCCATACATCCTACAATGTTGTTCTGTTATCCCATCTACTGTATTTATTCTTGGGACATAAATCAAATCAACTTCGTTACCTTCAAGTATATCATGTATATCTTTCATGAACCAATGAGATATCATTTCATCAGCATCTAAGTTAAAACTATAATCACCAGTACACATACCTTTTAGATAATTTTTTTGACTAGCAAAATCTTTCAATAAATGTCTTGAGTCTAACTTTATATCACAAGTAGATGAATAATAATCTAATATAGCTTTCGTCTTTGTATTATCAGAATAGTCATCAAGAACCACAATCTCATCTTGAGGTTGTTTATATGATAATAAAGTTTGTATTAACTTCTCAAGAGTTTTATCTTCATTGTGACATAATATAGAATAACTAATTTTCACTTGATGAACTCCATGTTTATTTGTGTAACCTTTAGTGAGGTCAACTTAGTAAGTTTATATGACCTATATGATTCTTTAAAATACTTATCAGCTGATATAACATCACTATAAAATCTTTGAGTTGTCATAGCACTTCTTTTCTTTGGATTAGATATCTGTATTCGAAAGTAATCTTCTTTTAAATTAATTAAACCCTCTTGTTCATCTACTTTAGTTTTTTTAAAATCAGCGACAGCAAATAACTTTTTTAGTTTAGTGGCATTGAGGTAGTTCATATTCAATCCCTCTATATTTTTAGTTACCTTATTTGTATTTAAATAAAGTAAGATAGGTCTAGGATCTTTAACACCTTGTTCAGAATAATTAAAGGTAAGTATCATGCCAGGTATTAACCTACCGACACCTATTGTTTGAATAGATTTAACTATTCGTTTGTTGTTGTATCTGGTCGCCAATTATCTTCTCCATTTTTTCTACCATTGTATAAGCATCTGTGAATGTTGGAACTACAACTTCTGTTTCAGGATCTTGATGGGCAAAAACTCTCCACTTCAGTTCTTTTTTTTCTACCATTGGAACTACTTGGTAGTTTTTCGTAGTAAAAACAGATGGTGCCCAAAATCTGTCTCCCATTTTCTCACACACATCTTTAAACTCTTGTGGAAAGGGATTATCACTTATATGTGATTTCATATTATTATTAGAACCATACCCACATCCTAAACACTGCATATTCTGCTGTTCATCACCTAGCAATACAAGATTATCACCTGTATTATCTTCTCCATCATTTTTCATACAGACAGGACATTTTACTCTTAGGATAAAATCTTCCATTAAGTCACTTTCTTAAGTTTAGGTAACTTTATCGTTGCAGGTTTAGGTTTTTTTTCACCAACTTTATTTAATTTAGGTAATTTTAAACTAACAGATTGTGGTACACTATTTAACAATTCATCTATGATTTTGTTAAATTCTATAGCCATAGCTTTCAAAGAAAATTTTCTCCTATTCTTTTTACCCAAACGAACAGCTTTCTTTTGTATCAGCTTTCTTTTCTTATGAAAAGTCCTAATCTTCCTAACCACATCAGCTTCATTTACACTAAACCACTTTGATGGTTCTACAATAATAGATTTCCAAAGAACAGACTTAGGAACTTCTTTTAAAAATCCATCAATCAACATAGACTCTGAATCTGTTAAGAAATCCATATGACCACTCCATTTACTAGCAATTACAGGTAAGTCACAACAACTAGCTTCTAACATTGGTCGTCCAAAACCTTCACCATGAGTACAAGTAATAAAAGCACCAATCTTTGGATGGTTGTAAAGTGTTGACATCTCTTCAATAGTAAAGTCACCATGTATTAGATAAATATTAGGTAAGTCTACTCCCTTAAACATATCCTTTACTGACTGTATTCTTTTCTTAATTTGAACTCTATCGAGAACACTAAAGTTAGCTCCATTAGTTTTAAGGACAAGTGCTGGTGGATTAGGAATGTTAGAAAAAGCTTTTAAGAAAGACTTTATCAATACTCCAATGTTTTTTCTATCTTCCCCAAAACCTTGTTGTCCCCATTGTCCAACATGAAGATAAGCAAAGTCCTCTTTAATAAGTTCATTTAACTCTTTGGTTAAACCTTTTTCTAACTGATATTTATCCTTTGGATAATACACATCAGTATCAACACCTTCAAATAAAACTGAAATAGGTTTTTCATTTTTTAAAGCACCAACTTTTTGTTTCTGACCATTAGGTTGATCTTCCATTTTATCGTAAGTGCATCGATTGAATGTTGCTGCCGTAAAATTAGATGGAACTATATTAAAATTCATACGATTCATGCCATCTAAAAATTCAGGAGATACAACATCAGTTTCAACACCAGCAGTTATACCCACATTAATTTTAGCACCTGTAGCAAATTCATTAGGTATTCTGATATCGATAAGTACATCTGGTTGACCTTGTATCTGTTCTTGACCTATAAAAGTGTCTAATAACTTTTTATGTCGTGGAACATCTAACCTTAAGTGATTTCGTGGTGTATTTCCCCATTTAGTATCTATACATTTAATGTCTAAATCTTCTCTATCCATAATAGAATAAAAAAGAGAACGAGCATGGTCACCATAACCACTACGAGTATTAAAAGGTGCAATCATAACTACTGAGCGTTTCATACTTCCTCCATATGATATTTAGGTTGTGGTTTCCAATTATCAAAAGCACCATTCATAGAATCAATAAAGTTTTGTCCCATTGCTTTTGATGTCATTTGATTTTCTTTACAAAACTCTATTCCTAACGAACCAAGTCTTTTTCTTTCTTCTCTACCGATATCATATAGTTTTCTTAACTGAACAGCAGTATCTTCAGGTTTACATCTATCATCCCAAATATAAGGTGTAGCTGGTGAACCTTGTAAAGACCTATTAGATGGATAAACAGGAAATACCCATTCACCATGTTCAGTATAAGTACCTAAATGATTAGAACCCAACTCAACATAATCATCAGGTGTTAAGAACTCACCATCTTTCTTGAATCCACATTGGTCTTGTAATCCACCTGTAACATTAACAATGATTGGTGTACCAACAGTAAGTGCTTCAGCACTACCTAATCCAAATCCTTCGTTACTAGCAAGGTTAATATAAACATCAGCAGAGTTAAACAATAAATTCATTTCCTTATCATCAAAAGGTCTTCCATCTGTTTCATATGTAAAACAAACATCATAATCAGGACACAGATGTCTATGAACTCTAGGTAAATCCGTACCATTTTCATCTACTGGTTGACAATGGTAAACGAGAACACATTCTCTTTGTTGTTCAGGTGTTAACTCATCCATAAAATATTTATATGCCAATAAAACATCACCAGGTTGTTTTCTTCTGATGTTTCTATTACTATAAAGTATCTTAAACTTCTTATTTGATATTCCATGTTTAGAATCAAAATCTATTAATGATACATCATCATCTTCAACCTTATGAAATCTTCTATCTGATATACCATGTGGTACATAAGTTATCTGCCAGTCTTCATAGTGAGGTAATAATCTTTTATTAATTCCATAAGTTTGTTTTGATATACCCATCAATAAATCAGAACTCTTGTAGTAGTTCGTATTGTATTGTGGATCTGGTAAATCATCCCAAATGTTATAATAAAAAATAGGAATGTCTCTACGAATTTCTGCTTCCATATTATAAAACCAAATCCAAAAACGAGGATCTGTATAATGAAGTATAGCATCTGGTTTTTCCATAGCAATTACTTCTCTGAGTATATCTTCATTACCATACCCATCAACTGGATATACTTTTAAATATCCATCTTTAATACCAAAATCTTTTTCAAGACCTTTAGACATATCAATGATTTTACCTTTTTCAGGATGTTTTATAGCACCACCTATCTGAACCCAATCATATTCATGTAATGTCTCAAACACGATGTCTTTAGATACAGTAGCTACTCCACTATGCATTCGTAAGTCATCGGACATTAACAATATTTTTTTCTTAGCCATTTATAACCTCTTTATTACTACTACTTTTTAATGGAAAATATTTTTTAAGAACTTCTAATTTATCGTGATATTCTGAAAGAACTTCTAACTCTTTTTCTATCGTATCCATAATATCTGGATGTTCTGCAACACCAACGCCTTTTTCTAAAAGATTTTCTATATTAATTCTATGTTTTTCAATATGTGCTTTAAAGTGTAATTCACTTGCTTTTATCAAATCACGCCTCATTAAAATTGACTCCCACTTATATGAAGATTGTCATATGTTTCTATTTGTTCTTGTATAGCATTATCATGTATGTATTGATCGATAGAACGATTAACCAATTTTTGTAAATTCATTGATGAGTTGACGGTCTTAAACTTAAATTGTTCATATAGAGATTTAATTATTTTTACCGAGGTCAACTTTGTTAAAGTATCTTTTTTCATAACCTATTCCTATTGTTTATAACTAGTATATATAAATATATAAATCAATTAATAACAAGGTGTTTTTTTCCAAATTTTTTAGCATAATTTACAGTTGACATAGAACCTTTTGACTCAACACCTCTTGGTATAAAAGCAACTATATAATCAGAGTACGCAGCTATTATTTTATTTCTAGCATAATAATTTTTAACGTTATATGGTTTTCCGTAATCTCCTTTATTCTTAGGGCAATATATATTCCAATTCTCATGGAATGGTGGAAACTCTTGATATTGTAATCCTAATTCAAGAGCATATTTTTTAGCGTAATTATCAGCACCTGTTTTACATCCACCACTAACTATTATAGTATCAGAACCTTTATCCGTTTTTAACTTAAAGATAAACTCTTTTATTTTCTGTCGGTTCTCGTATTTACGACTTCCTACTATTCCTACCCTTATAGAATTTTTCCCCATTCACAATGCTCCGTGTTATAAAATTCACAAAATTTACAAGGTTTACCTGGTTTAGCCACATAATTTCTTTCTAACAGATAGTTTCCCTTATCATCGAAAACACCTTTTCTAAACTCTTCTAACTTCTGTATTGTTTTATTAATACTTGGTACACCATTTGCTGGTTCAAACTTCTGTAATCTAGTTATAAGAAAATCAGAGTTCTTTGCTATCTTTCTTTTTAATATAAGAAACATTACATCAATCTTATCTAATGGAACATCAAATAGTTCAGAATAAAACTTTTTGTAAATCAACAACTGAGATTTCTTGTTAAAGTCTTTCTTTTGAAAATCTGTCCAACCACGAGTAGCAGTTTTAAGGTCAATGATTACTATCTTACCAGATATCTTGTTTCTTATAACAACATCCAAATATCCCATCATTTCTACACCCTCTTGGACATCTTTCAAGATTGGAACTTCTATACCAACTAATTCCCAATTCTGTTTCATAAAGTATTTATTACGATACTTTCTGAAATGTTGTATTATAGCAACACCATCTTGATAAAACTCCATCATCTCATCTTGAGTACAAGGTAAAACACCTTTGCCTTCTTTTATCTTGGTAAACTCTGTAACCATCTCTTCTTTTAATCGAGACTCCATGTTAAGTTTATCAGCAGCAACGATAGATTTGTTATACATTACCGAAAGGTATTCTTGTATCACGGTGTGCATTGCTGTTCCAAAAAGAGTATGTATGTTACCAACAAAAGTTCCTAACTTATCTATATAACGAAGTTTCCATTTAAGGTTACAATCGTTATAAGTGGTAAACTGACTATGTGATATATGTGCCATTAAATAATCTCGTCAATCATTCCATATTCTAAACAAGTGTTAGCATCCCACATCAAGTCATGTTTTAGAATTTCATTAAGTTTTTTCATAGGAATTTTAGTGTATTCTTTATATATACTCTTAATGTTCTTCATCATCAAATCTAAGTTCTGCTTCTCATCCTCAAAGTTTGAGTATGTTCCCCAAAATGTTGAAGATAATTGATGAACTAACATATAAGAGTTTCTACTCATATATCTTTTTGTTCCAACTACTGAAAGAAAAGTAGCGGCACTAGCCGAGAATCCATCTATGTATGTGTGTACATCAACTTTACTTCTCAATATTGTATCCATAGAAGCAATGCCACTTACTATACTCCCACCACCTGAGTTTATGTATAATTTAATAGGTGGTGCTGGTGTATCAAGATTTTGTGATAAAGTAATAGCTTTTGATTCCAATTCACTAATCTTTTTATTTAACTCACAACAAGCATTTCTATTGACACCAGAATAAAAGTAAATCTTATTATCTTGTACTGATATGTGTTTTTCACTAGCTTCACCACCAGTTTTTCTTGGTGATTGTTTTTGTTTTTCTCCCCAATGTCTTTCCATTACTTACCCCATTTACCATTTTTAACGATTGTTGCCATAATACCATAGTTAGATACATCTAAGTAAGCATCTTCCATAGGTTCACCTTGTACCGCATTATCTCTACCACTCATTAGTAAAGTCTTAAGTCTCTGTATCTTATCATTCATCCTAAACCATAAGCCAGTAAGTGATAGATGTACTTCTTCATCGGTTTGTAATGTAGTACCAACCGATATATTACCAGGACCGTAATCGTGTTGTTTCTTAAGGAACAACTCATATTGTTGTCTCTGTAACCTTTTGAACTCTTTAGTCATAATTGGCCACTCTTTTTCCATTTGTTCTACAACTGGATGAGTATCTTCAACTACTCCAAGTTCTCTTTCTTTTATTTGCATTATAACCTCTATTTTATGATTAAATGTGATAACTGTAATATAATAATAATAACTGATAAAAACAAGGAAATAATTGTCCTTGTATCCGGTAATTCATTTAATAATGTCCATGTCAATATACCAAATGTTATTGTAGCCATTCCAAATCCAACAGGTCTAACATACCAATAATTACCAAAATATTCATAGAACCATCTAGTGCTATAATAAAAACAAAAACTAATTGGTATACCACCGAGTAAAACCCACCATTGTGATTTTGCCCATTCATACTTGAATTGTCCTTGCATATGAAACCAAGCTATGATATTTCCTATTATTGATAACAATACTCCCCAATATAACTTATTCATTTTACACCCATCTTTTTTATCTCTTTTTCCGTCTTACCATACTTAGTAAGTAAAGACTTTAACTCATCTGTTGTCATTAAGTTATAATACTCACCAGCTTGTATCTTACTAACTTCAAAGTATTCTTGAATAAAAGGAACAACCTTTTCGTTGACCTTTGTTTTCTTCCCACTAAGATATCTCAGATATGTTTTCTTATTTGGAAGTAAAGAACAATAGAACTTATAAACAGCAGATAATGGCATTACTTCAATTGTTAGTCTCTGAAAGTGATTAACAATAGGTAAGAAATCATTATTCATACTTAAATAACGATTAACCATAAACGGACTAAACTTCTTTTGTTCCTCTTCCGAAAAACTATCCCAAGGTCTTTTCTTGGTAAATAGTTCGTCTATCCACTTAAATAAGTTCATCTAATTCTTTTAGTGGTAACATCTCTCCACAATTTCCACAATTGAAAACTTGAATTGGAGCGATAACTTCTTTACCAGTAGGTGAAACGATAGCAGATATTTTCTTTATTATATAACCTTGTATAAAAACATGATTACCACATGCTTGACATTTCATTGTATCCGCATCACCTATATCAACTTGAACTTGTTGTTTAGGAAGTGGTTTCATTGGTTTTGTACTCATTGTAATCTCCTAAGTATGTTAGAGATGGTAGCCATAAAGTTTATTTCTTTATCTACGACCAACACATCTTGATATGAACCATTTGATATATCAACGATAATCTCTGGTAGTTTCTCTACAGAAATATTCTCTACTTCATCATATAAGAAACGATACAGTTCTGTATAATCTGTAAAGTTACTGTCAGCCACAAACTTACGAATAGTTCTCAAATCAAGGCCTTGTTTTATCATATCCAAGAATTGAATTTTAAACTCGTTATGTAACATCCCATCTTTATCAATCTTTAACTGACCATCAATTGCCTGTCTCTGTAGGTCATTGATAACCTTTCTCAAGTCAGGATAACCAGCAGTTACCACAAGAGCCAAGTCATCCAAATCAAAAGAGATATTCTCTTCCTCTAAAATATACTTAGCGTGAACAGCGACATCTTTCTTTGATGGT